GCCTCCTCGTCCTCCCAGGGACGGCCCGACATGATGTCCTCGCGCCGAGTGCCCCGCTGGCGGTTGGTGCAGAACTCCTCGAGCAGCTCCAGGAAGCGCGCCGCAACCGTCACGTCGCCACTGACCTCAATGACCACGACGCTCTGCATCGCCGCCGCCACGATCTTGGTCCAGGTGTCGTGCTTCATCGGCATGAAGCAGCGGTGCAGCCGCTCCATCGCGATGCGGTGGAAGCGGTCGTAGCGCTGCAGGTCCTCGGTCGCCATCTCGAGCCGCGTGTCGCCTACGTCCACGAACCAGATCGCTGGCTCCGCGTCGATGACGCTCAGGCCACTGATGTCTGGGTAGTCTGCGCTGGATCCTACGCCGAACTTCCGGCGGCGACACATCCGCACGTCACAGTGCGAGGCCATCGGCTCCACGCTGCATGTATACTCATAGTCCTTCTTGTCGAGCTGGCGCTGGGTCTGGACGACCTGCTCGGCGGGGAGCGGAGGCGTCATGTGCCGCGCGTTGCAGGCCTCCAGCTTCTCCTTCCAGTCGGCCGGATCCTTGCGCCGCAGGTAGAGGCCCATCATGAAGAGCGTGTTGTTCTGCCCGCCCTGCTCCACGCCCGCGCGCGCGAGGTGCTGCAGGCACGGTGGACCGTCGTCGAACGGCTCCCGCGCAGCCTTACCCCCCGGCTTGTCCGGGTGAGCCGGGGGCTTGGTGCGGACGAGGGTCGTGGCGTCGTCGACCCGCGCCCTCTCGGCGGCGCGTAGGAACTCCTCGGCGGTCAGCTCGCCGCCGGTCTTGCGCAGGCCGACCTGCTCCTTGAGCTTGCCGCCGAAGGTGTCGCCGTAGTACGGCATGACCATCCAGCTGCCGAGGTCGCCGCGCTCGGCGAGGATCTGAGCCTGCTTCGGGAATATCTCGCTGCCCGCGATGCCGAGGGCTGCTGCGAGGTCACGCAGCACCGTCTGGACGAGGGCTGCAGGCTGCGGCGAGCTGAAGAAGATGAACAGGTGCAGGCCACCGGACTTGCTGCGGCAAGGGATCAGCGGCAGCCCCATGCTCTCGACGCGCGCAACGAGATCAAGCAGGTTGACGTCGTACTCGTCGTAGTCGATGCTCGCCCACATGCAGGTGCCCGCCGTCTGGATCGGCATGATGCCGAGGGGCCGCGTGCCCGCGAGGTGGGCCTCCCACATCTCGACGGTGTAGGGCTCTCTGTTCGTCCGCGCCGTCTTCTTGATGGCCCACTTCAGACTGTCGGGCTCGCGGTGCGGCTCACCGTGGGTGCCGTGCGCGCCCTCGAAGCCCGCAAACAGTGACATGAACCGCTCCGCGAGCTCTCGCTTCTTCAACTTCAGTTGCCTCGGTGTTCCGAAAGTCTCTCAGTTGAGGGCTGCGTCGTCGTCATGCTCTGCCGCATCGGCTTGTGTCCTGCATGACCAGCCCTCAACTGAGAGACGAATGAAACGCGGCTCCTCGCCGGAGTTGTCCCTCCCCCCTAGTCCCGTCAGGAGCCCTCTCGGGATCTTGGCTGCGCCGGGCGATGCGCCGCCGGACTGGGAGGAGACCGCGCTCAGCTCGTCAGTCGACGATGTCGACCAGGTAGTCGTGGAGCAGGTCACTGCGCGCCGTCTTGCGGTGCTCCGCCTCGGCCGTCCGGAACTCCTCAGTGGTGAGCTCCTTCTTGCCTGCGGCGACGCGCGCCCGGTTGGCACGGTCCTTGATGTGGTCCTCGTGGTCGCTCATGTGAAGCCTCCTGTTGCCCTGGGTGATGGGGTGGCCGAGGCGCTGGGGGACGCCTCGGCCCTAGTCAGGGCGCTGGATACGCGGGGGCGGACTGACGCCCTGACTAGATCTCCTTGGCGGCGCGACCCTTGTCGCTGACCGGCTCCGCATCGCCGAGAGCTTCGACGTCCGGCTGCTTCTCGCCCGAGGCAAACGCCTCGTGCAGCTTCAGGCCGCGATCATACTCCTCGTCCGTCTCGATCCAGCGCGTGTCGGCGTCGTCGACGTCGAACATGTGCCAGCTGTTGTCGTTCTTCGAGCGGTAGAGCGTCTTGAGGAGATACATGCAGGCCCAGCTCGGTGCGGTCTCACCGTCGACCGTCTTGGAGTTCTGCATGAACATCCACTTCTTGCTGAAGCTGTGGCCGGAGCCCTTCAGCGGGATGATGTAGGGCATCGCGACGCCGTCGTCGGTGACGACGAAGCCGGAGTGGTACCGGGTCTCGACGCACTCGTTTCCGTTCGGCAGCGTCCAGACCTCGTTGCCCTCGTCGTTCTCCTTGAGCTCCGCGTTAGCCGGCATCTCCTTGTGACGGGCCACGATGCCGCCGCCCTTCTTGCGCGGCACCCACTCGACCCACTCCTTCGCGAAGTGGCAGGGCTGGAACCAGATGCCCTTCTCGCCGTCGACGAGCGGCTCCGCAGCGTTGCGCAGCCAGATCATGCCCGCCTCGGCTCCGGGCATGTAGGCCGGGTCCTTCTTGCGAGCCTGCGGCGACGCCTCCTGCAGGACGTAGATCAGGGGGACGAGGTTGTCCTCCTGAGCCTTGGAGACGCCCTTGCCAGCGTCCTTCTTCATGCGGCCCGCGAGCGCGGACGGCAGCTTGCCCTTCTCCGTCTTCGCGACGGCCTTTCCAGTCTCGGTTGGCTTCTTCAACTCAGTTCTCCTTGCGTGGCTTGAGCTTGACAATCTTACCCACCGTCGCCCCGATGACCTCAAGGTTGGGTGTCTTCTGCTTCACCTCGACCTGCTCCTTGACGAAGGAGGTGAGGGTATTCCACGGCACGGCGCGCTTGTTCTCGAACTCGAAGCCCGCCTTCTCGAGCAGGCCGCGCAGCCTCACGGCGCGCTTCTCGTCCCCGCGCCCTAGCTGCACGACAAACGTGTTCTTGACGAGGTCACCGAAGCCCTCCTTCTCGAGCCAGTTGAACGCCGCATCCTGTTTCTCCTGCGGCCAGTCCGCCGGGATACTCGCCTTGTAGTACGGCGTCAGCGCGGCATCGTATGCGGGCAGGTTCCCGTCGGCCTCGATGCCGAGGCGGTCGATGCCGATCTCCTGAAACATAGCCGGGAGGTCCTCGAACACGCGCTTGTTCTGCTCTGCCTGGAGGTCCTTGAGCCTGGCCTCGAGGTTCGCGATTGTGAGCTCCGTGTCACGGGACTTCCGCAGCTGGTTGCGCACCGCCTCGAGCTTGTCCTCCGGCACGACTGGCTTGTCGGTCTTGATCTTCCGGGCGAGGGCGGCGGACGGGGCCTTAGGCATCGATCAGTTCTCCGGGACAACGAGGAAAGCCCCGAGTGTGGGGCTCCCGTGAGACGAAGGCAAGGCTACACCGACGTGCGGAAGGCGAGGCATCCGGGTTCTGCAGGTGAAACAGAACCCCCTGAGCGATGCACAGGCCCCGGTTGGCCTCGTGGCAGTACTGGGCGATGTCGAGCGGGGTCATCGGGCGTCCTCCGTTGGTTCAGAACCACCGTATGCGTCCGGGGGGCGACGAAGGCAAGCCCCCGGCCCCGTCGCACGCCTCCGCCCGTATACGTACGCGCGCGCTCGGAGGGGCGCGAGGGGCCCAGTGGCCTCACGGGTGAGCGCCTGCAGCCGAGGCACCGCCCACCCACTGCACGGACCACTGCCACCCCCCGGCTTGCCTTCGTCTCAGGCCGGGGGGATAACCCGGACCCATGACCCCTCCGGAGGACGCTGGATGACCCGCCACGTGATGCTTGACCTCGAGACCCTTGGGACGCGGCCCGGCTGCGTGATCCGCAGCGTGGGTGCCTGCAGCTTCGAGCTCGAGACGACCAAGGTTGGGGCAGGCTTCTATCGCAACATCGCGCGAGAGAGCTGCGAGGCGCTCGGGCTGCACGTCGACCCGCAGACGGAGGCGTGGTGGGCGCAGCAGAGCGAGGAGGCGCGAGCCCACCTCGAACCGGACCAGAGGGGCATTACGGACGTGGTGGAGGAGTTCCATGCCGCGTTTCGCGCGACGGAAGCTGCCTGCATCTGGTGTCACGGGGCGACGTTCGACGTGCCGATCTGGGACGCGGCGGCGCACCTGCTTGGGCTTCGATCTCCCTGGAAGTTCTACGACGTGCGAGACACGCGGACACTGTTCGATCTCGCGAACTTCGACACACGGGTGATAGCGCGCGAGGGAACCCACCACAATGCCCTCGACGACGCGATCTTCCAGGCGAAGTGCGTCCAGGCGGCCTACCGGAAGCTGCGCTCTTGACATACACCCCGCGCCTGCCCAGCTGGGAGCACCAGCTCGAGTACCGCCGCCGCCTCGACCGGCGACCCAAGCGCCCCTCCGACGAGGACGTGTTCGCGATCCTGGGCGAGATGGGCACCGGCAAGTCCAAGATGGTGCTGGACGAGTGGGGGCCGCGTGCGCTGAGCGGCGACGTGCCGAACCTGCTGGTCGTTGCCCCGGCGGGCAGCTACGGCAACTGGTTCCGCGACAAGACGGCCGACCAGCTCAGCGAGCTCAAGACGCACCTCGACCCGGAGCTGTTTGCGCAGCTGCGCTTCGCGCCGTGGGTCAGTGGTGGACGCGTGAGCGATCGGAAGGAGATCGAGCGCATGCTCCGGCACCGAGGCCCCCGCTGCCTCGTCGTCAACGTCGAGGCGCTGTCGACGGTTCAGAAGGCGAAGGACGCCTGCGCGGCCCTGATGGAGACTGGGCGCACCATGATGGTGGTCGACGAGAGCACCCGCATCAAGAACAGCTCGGCACGGCGGACGAGGGTCGTGCGCGACCTCGGGCGCGAGGACGCGGTCGCGGCCCGGCGCATCATGACCGGCCTCGTGACGCCGCGCGACCCGATGGACCTCTACTCGCAGTTCGAGTTCCTGGACTGGCGCATCCTCGGGCACCGCAGCTTCTTCAGCTACCGCGCCCGCTACGCCGTCATGCAGAAGATGAACTTCAACGGGCGCAGCCAGAACATCATCGTCGGCTTCCGCAACCAGGAGGAGCTCTACGCCAAGATCGAGCCCTACCGCCACCGCGTGCTGCTCGAGGACTGCCTGGACATGCCGGGGGAGACCTTCCTGTGGCGCGACACTGAGCTCACGCCGGAGCAGCGCAAGGCGATACGCGAGCTCCTGGAGAACTCGACGACGCAGCTGGCCAACGGCGCGCACGTCACGACGACCATCAAGCTGGCGACCCTGCGCCGCATCGACCAGATCCTGCTGGGCTGGGTCGTCGACGAGGAGGGCTGCCGCCACGAGATACCGACCCGGCGCTACGCGACGCTGATGGACGTGCTCGGCGACCACGCGGGCAAGGCCATCATCTGGAGTTCGATGCAGGAGAGCTGCGAGCGCGCCAAGGCGGAGATCGAGAGGGAGTACGGGAAGGGCAGCTGCGCGCTGTTCTACGGTCCCAACAAGTCGACGCGGCACCTCGAGGAGGCGCGCTTCCTGGGCGACCCGGAGTGCCGCTTCATGGTCAGCACGCCAGCGGCGGGCGGGGTCGGCAACACCTGGAACGTCGCCACGCTGCGCGTCTACCTGAACAACAGCGACGACCTCGAGCACCGGCTGCAGTCCGAGAAGCGCAACTACCGGGGCGGGCAGAAGAAGCCAGTGACCAGCGTGGACATCACCGCGCCGGAGGTCCCCATCGAGGCCAAGAAGATCACCGCGCTCCGCAAGAAGCTGGACGTCGCGTCCATCATCAGCGGAGACGACCACAGGAGCTGGCTGGTTCCGTGACGTACTATTGTTATGCTCTCATGAATGAAGGTGAGCCCTTCTACATCGGCAAGGGTAAAGGCCAGAGAGCTTATTGTCACGTGAACCGCAGCAATAACGGTAGAACACGTAAGGACAGGAAGATACAAAAGTTGTTACGTGAAGGCGGAGAAATTACGCCAGTAATCTTACTGGACGGTCTCTCAGAAGAGGAAGCGTTTCACCTGGAGCATGTACTCATACATTTGATCGGTCGCACTCCTCGAGGGCCTCTGCTTAACATGACTGACGGGGGTGAAGGGGTCAGTGGCCTGGTGTTCAGTGAGCAACATAGGCTGCGGATTGCCCGATCAGCAATGAGACCCTGCAAGGAAGAAACAAAACGAAAGATCAGCAGAACGCTTCTGGGTCACGTTCACTCTGAAGAGACACGTAAGAAATTACGCAAAACTCCAGAGCAACGAGAGGCTGTCCGGAAGTCATTGACAGGAAGAAAATTCACAGAAAATCACAAGAAGAACCTGAGCGAGGCCCAACGCAGACGGTGGGTGAAGAAGGAAGAACAAGAAAAGGCTTCAAAGCGGATGAAACAGAAATGGCGGGACCCAAAGTATCGAGAAGAACAATCTGCCGCGCATAGAAAGGGGTACTAATGAGGTATCTCGGTGCATTCGCAGTATTCGTTGTCGCTGGGGCCACGGGCGTCAGCATTCTTGACCGTGACCCGGCGGGCGGCATCCCGCTGCTCCTGCTCAGTGCCATGGCGCTCGGCATCTGGGTATACGGGCTCTGGCTCAACTCGCCCGAGCGCTGGCGGCACAAGGCTCGCGGCTCGACCTATGCGGTTGTCGACGCGCAGGGCGTCGTGCAGACGGACGCACCGCTCAGGGACTACGACATGGTAGTCATCTACCGAGACGAGAAGACGGGGCGTCACTACGTCCGCCCGCCGGGCGAGTTCATGGACGGGCGCTTCGAGAAGATCTAGCCGCCGCTAGGGTCCACGACCGTGAACCCCGCGAGGCTGCGCACGTGCAGCCGGGTCTGTCGGCCGCCGGAGTTGGCATCGTATGCCATTACCAGCCCGTTCCCCAGGACCGCCTTGATGATGAAGACGTGCCCGCGCCGAGCCGCCGCGTGGCCGGGGGCCTCGGAGCCCCTGGGGACCCGAGGGAAGCGCAGCCAGTTGCTGGCCAGCCAGAGCCCCCGGACGTGGTGCCCAAACCGCTCCAGGGCCGCTCCGCAGCCACAGAAGGCGCGGCGGGGGCACCCGGCAGGGTGGGGCAGGATCTGGGCCGCGTAACCCTCTGGAGCGCGCGGGCGGGCCTGCGCCGGGGCGCTCAGGACAAGGGCTGACAGGATGGCGAGCAGCGTGATGCGGCTGCGGGTCATGATGGTATCCTCTCAGTTGTGGTGGGGCCTTCTCCGGAGCTCGTCCCGGATCTCGACGCTCACTGCCAGGAGGTCCTGGAGCAAGCGGTTGTTGTGCTCAGCAGTCGTCTGGCCCTGCTTCAGGGCGTTGACGGTGTCGTCGACCCCAAGCCGGTAGACCCAGCTCGGGACGTCGGGCTCGTGGTGCGTGGACTGGGCCTCGCCCCGGCGCATGGTCTTGAAGCCGTACAGCACGAGCAGCACCGCCACCGCGCCCTGCACCACTGGCCACTGACCGAGCAGCTTAAGTGCTTCTTCGTACATCGGTTGCTGCCAGATAAGCTGAGATGAGCTCGAGAAGAACGAGCACAAGCCAGAAGGGTATGCCGGGGCTCGGCACCCACCCCTTCTCCGGCAGTATGATGAGGAGTGCAATGAGCATCTGGGCCCAGATCACGGCCCCGAGCAGTGAGCACCAAGCCCTGATGCGGGGGCCGTAGACCACGGACCTCCCGTTGATGATGAGGGCGATGATGCGGAAGGTGCCCGTGAGCATGAGGAACACGCCCACGAACGGTGCGGACATCAGCAGCTGTATGTAGCGGTACTCGGAGGCGCTGATTGACTCAGGCCACGAGAGTATGAGCAGTCCCGCGCCGAGCATCGCGGCAGCCATGCCCCACTCGACGAGGCGCTCCCGGATGTTGTACTCCTTGGCGAAGGCGAGGTCGATCACTTGCGGCACCTCCGCTTCCAGCGCCGGTTGTTGGCGTCCACCTGCTCCTTTGTCTCGCGAGTGTCGGCCGACGACCAGCGAACCGGCGTGTAGCTCGTGCAGAAGGTATCCGAGACCGGCTGCTGCGGCAGGGTGCAGGTCAGCTGTCCCCAGACCAGTATGATCATTCCTGTGCAGGTAAAGGTCATGGTCACTTCCTCTCGAACTCGCGGTCGAAAGCGTCGTCGTCCTTGGGGTGAGCGGCGCGGGCCGCTGCCCCCTCCTCGTCAGCCGCCGCGTCGCTCTCGACGGCTGTCCTCATCCTCGCCAGAGCGTCCGCGACTGCTCTGTCGTAGCCAACCTGCTGGTCGGAGGCTGATCGCGCCCTCTCGTCTACCGACTTGAGGAGCGCGATCAGTTCCGGCAGCGACCGGAGGAGCGCGAGTGCGATCGCTGTCCAGCTCAGCATCGCGGCCTACCCGGCCACGACGTTCGTCGCGGGGATCTTGTTGGCGGTCGCACTGTCAGTTACGACAGTCTTGACCTCCGGCAAAGCCGCAGCCTGTGCGATGACCGCATTGTTGCGTCCGCTGAACGCGCCCCACAGGACAGTTACGAGGCCGACAACGAGGCCAATGATCTGGGTCCAGGTTCCCAGGTCAAAGAATGGTACCTTCGCTGCCAGCAACCCCGCGAGGAAGCTGATGAAGGGTGCGAGGGTCGTCTGGATCTGTGTTCCGTTCAAGTTCTGTACTCCTCTTTGTGTTGTGCCCGGTGACCGCCGGGCGCGGATCTACTTGATGCCGAGCAGCAGCTTCCAGGTCTGTGGCCCGATGATACCGTCCTGAGGCAGGCCTGCTGCCTTCTGGCGGCGCTTGACTGCGTTCTCGGTGCCCGTCCCAAAGCGCCCGTCCGGCACGACCTTCAGCAGCTTCTGAGCGTGTCGAACGTCCTCGCCCCTGCTACCGCGCCGGAGCACTGGGGGGAGCGTCGCAGGCTGCTTCGCCGCTGGGGTCGGCTTCATCGCCGGAGCCGCCGCGACGGCGGCCCAGTCCGAGGCGTCGTCGTAGTATACCTTCTCCCCACGTACCGAGACGTGACAGTGGTGGTCGTGGGGGTTAGCGCCGCTGTACTTCCGCCACTTCCAGGGGCTCGGCCCCCCGGCCCCTGATCCGATCCGTCGATTGGAGATGACATACTTGATCCGGGGGTCACGGCTGTCCAGGAGCGCCTGGGCCAGGACGTAGCTGTCGCAGCCGCTGCGCGGGTCGTGAGTGAAGTCGCGCGCGGTGACGATACCCATCTTGCCGTCCTTGACCCACGGGTTGTGGTCGCTCGAGCGGCTGGCGTGCTCGGCGTTGCCGATGCCACCGTCGCTGTCCTTGTTTCGGCCAGGCCACTGAGCGTTGACCTGTGCCAGGAGGTGCTCGAGAGATGCTGCTACGCGCCATGCCATTTGTTCTTGCTCCTACTGTGGGTAGCGGATTTTGAAAATACCGCTGCCACCTGCGCCACCAGCGGGAGTACAAGCATTACAGCCCCCCGACCCCCCACCGCCACCAGCAAGATTTGCGGTCCCTGCCGCGCCCGGATTGTTGCCGCTGCCGCCAGTCCCTGCACCCGCGCACCCTCCGGTGCCCGCCGTGGCGTTGAACGAACCTCCCCCGCCGCCGCATCCGTATGTGACACCATCAACCCAAGTGTATCCTGTGCCGCCCGATGTCCCGTTTGACGTGGTTCCATGATTGGTGCCTGCGGCCCCCGCCCCACCTCCGCCTGCTCCACCGCCACCGCTCGCGTCTGTATTGGACCCCCCGCCGAATGCCTGCCCGGTGAACCCCGCGCCTGAACCTGCGCTGGCCGTGCCGCCGGGGATTGTTGCGCCGCTATAAGTCGTTGCCGCGCCGCCGCCAGACCCCCCGTTCCATCCTGATGCCGCGCCTGATGACCCGCTATTCGCCCGGACACCACCGCATCCGCCACCGTTAGCAGTAGCGGAAATTGGAGCGCCAATGCTTGACGCGCCCCCATTGCCGTTCGTGCCATTGCAAGTCGTGACGGCAGTCGCACCGCTCCCAACTGTAATGCTGTATGATCCTGGAGATAGGGAATAACTGGCCGCGACAAGACAGCCGCCCCCACCGCCGCCGCCGCCAGCCGCGTTCGGTTGTCCATTTCCGCCAGCCCCACCGCCTCCACACAGCAGCATATCGACGGTGCCGGTGCCGGTGCACGTGAGCGTCCCGTTACTTGCGAAGGCGTTAAACTGATACCCGCCTCCTGTGGTGATGGTGCCGCCAGTGCACGTCAGCTTCGACGCAGCCGCGCCGGGGCCGGGGAACGGGATGGAGATCGTGCCCGCGAGCGAGGGCACGATCGCCGCAGGGACGACGGCAAGCCAGAGTGCGAGGAGTAGATTTGCCAGGCGGTTCATGCTATCGCACCACAATCCAGTTCAGCGTGATGGCACCGGGGGTGATCGACGCCCCAGTATTATTGCACACCTTGAAGTTCACGTTGTTCGCAGTTGGGTAGGCAACGATCGTCAGCATGCCTGTGGTGAGTGGGACGTAACCAGTAACCGCCGTCGGGTCACCGTTGAACGACGCGTTGACGGTGTCGGTTGTCGCGACGCCGGTTGCCGCAGTCGTTACCACAGTGGCGCACGTCGCGGACGAAATCGCACCCGTGCCCATCGCCGAGGTGCCCTTGGCGATCAGGATGGCCGGGGCACCTGCCGAGCCCGTGTTAACGGCCAGGGCCGTCGCGATGCCGGTTCCCAGGCCGGAGACACCAGTGCTGATCGGGAGCCCTGTAGCATTGGTCAGGACGCCGCTCGAAGGCGTCCCGAGCGCGGGAGTAATGAGCGTGGGGGAGGTTGCCAGAACCGCACTACCCGAGCCCGTGACGGTGCGCTCTCCAAGCACGCCCGCGTTGTTGTAGAGCATGTTGCCGGTCGAGCCGCCCGTGATTGAGGTCGAACCGACGCCGACCGAGGTCGCCACGCCACCAACAGCGGAGACGACGCCACTGGCGCATGTAGTCGTTGTGCCATCGCACTTCATGACGCCGAAAGTGGCCGATGGGGAGCCAGAGGCGTTGGCAACAGTCGGCAGGTTCGCCGCCGGGACGGTGCCCGACCAGGTAATGTTACCTGCGTTGAGCGTGAAGCCAGTCGTCGCCGAGCCACCCGTCAGCGCGCCGACAGAGGTGAGCGACGAGCTGACAACTGTGCCGTTGAGCGTCGTGCCGGTCAGGGTTCCCGCTGGAGCGACAACCGCGTTGGTTGTGACACTGGTAACGAGCCCCTTGCCGTTGACCGTGACCGTAGGGATCGCGGTCGAGGAGCCGATGCTGCCGGGGCTTCCGTTGACTGTTGCCAGCGTCGTGGCGAGGCTGCCGCCCGGCGTCGTGAGGTCACCGGTCAGCGCGGGGAACTGCGCCGCCTGCAGGGTGCCCGAGACGCTGGTCGTGAGAGAGACCAGCTTGAAGGTGCCGTCTGCGTTGAGAAAGTTGACTGTGCCGCCGCCCGAGGCCGGGACGCAGCCCAGCGCGACGTCGGTAAAGGTCGTGCAGCTGATGGTGTAGGTCGTCCCAACGAGGCCAACGTTGATGCCTGACCCGCCCACGATGGTGAAGGGGGACGCAGCCCAGGCCGGGATCCCTGCGGCAATGGTCAGGATCTGACCCGTCGAGCCCGGCGGCAGGCAGGTCGGTGTGCCAGAACTCCAGTAGACGAGCCCCCCGCTGCCTGTGCAGCTGAGCCAGTCAACATAGGAGGCAACAATGTCCTTCGTAACCGTGCGCAGTTTCCCCGGCGTGATGGCTCCGACGGTATTGTCGGGGAACATGGTGTCGATGTCATTGTCCAGCTGCAGCTTGGACTTCTGCGCCAGCGCGGGTGAAGCAGTGAGGAGAAGCGCTGCTCCAAGAAGGGCGAGTAGGATCTTCCTCATGGCGTGAGCCTCACAGCGTAGTTGACATTGCGCGTGGGATCAAGGATGGCGAAGGGGTTCCCGCCTCCGGTGCTTGCGGTCTGGTTCGCCGTTCCGAGACCACCAGACTGGTCTCTGACCGTGATGCCAGTTGTTGCGGAGGCAGAGACCGTTGGGCCCACACTACCCGTACTAACACCCGCGCCGCCCGGCTGGAGGCTCTGCCCGACGAAGCCAAGAGCCACAGAGTGCGTATGACCAGGATCGTTGAGAAACACAGGATGGTTGTGCGCCGCAGTCTCCGAGATGACTGGAACGTGCGTCGTGGAACCGCCCCAGGCTCCAAGAGCCTGAGCATCTGTCAGAAGTGCGAAGCGGGCAGCGGTACCGACGGCGGTTGCGGTTGCTGCCACACTGAGAGTGATGCTTGTGCCGCTGATCGCCGTGATCGTAGTGCCGCCAGTGACGTTGGCACTGCTGACCGTCATGCCGATCGCCAGCCCCGTAGCCGAGGCTACGGTTGCAGCGGTGCTGGAGTTAGTAGTGCTGATCGTTGTGCTGACCTGGGAGATGTTGGCAGCGGTGCCTCCGAGGTTGTCACGCCCACGGGCTGTACGGCCTCGCATGTCCGGGAGATTGAATGTCAGCGAGCCGTCCCCCGCACCATAGGCAAAGAACGTCATGGTGCCCGAGCGCGTAACCGAGGCGTTGCCGCTCATGGTGCACGTGCTGGAGGTGCAGCTCAGGATCGTGGTGCCAGGAGAGATGCCAGTCGCCTCAACCACCATCCCGTAGCCGAGCTGGGATGTATCCGCAAGACCTGAGATGGTCGGGGACCCCGAAAAAATCGAGCCGGTCTGCTGTGACGTGAGCGCGGAAAACAGCGCTGAGTAGGTTGTTCGACTGACTGCCTGCCCATAGGCAAAGGCGTAGTTGGTCGGGGCAGCGAAGCCAGCGTGGGCGATGACCGTGCCAACAGGCACGCCAGATGTGTTAGGCCACGTAACAGGGCTGAGGATATGGAACACACCCGCCGTGGCGTCGTAGATGAGGCTGACAGCATTAGTCGCGACCAGCTCACCACCAACAAGTGCACCCGGCCCCGACGAGCCGTCACGCACAATCTGGACGTTGCCGAACCCCGAGGGGTTGATCGTTGCGCCGCCTGTATTCGTGTTGGTGGAGATGTAGTTGATGACCTGCCCGTCTTCTCCTGTGAAGGCTGGAGCGATGACCGTGATCGCGTTCGGCGTCCCCGCGCTCGCACCCGCAAAGATCGTGGTGCTCGAGGCCGTGTCGGCCGTCAGCTGGTCCCACACCTGCTCCCCGAGAGAGCCGCAGGGATACTTCTTGACGACCTGACGATAGGTTCCGACGCCGTAGATGATGGCGCGCCCCGCCGCGTCCAAGATCACCGGGTTCGTGTTGGTCGCCGTACCCCCCGGATTGACCCATGTGTCCTTGGGGGTGTTGGTCCCGGGGACGTAGAAGTAGACGCAACCGGAGGCCAGGGGCTTCCCGTTCTCGTCAACGAAGGTCTGCTCTCCGTTCGGAAGAAGGGTTGCCGCGTGGACCGGGAGGTGGTATACCCCGAGGGTCAGGAGCGCCGCAAGGAGCGCCCCACTGGTTACGTACCTGATCCTTTCGAGCATCCTCACCGCCGTCCTCCGTTTTCGTTCTGCCCTTCAGGCGGGCGAAGAAGCCTATTGCGCAGAGCTGGAGCGGTGGCTTGCACCGCCGTCCCCGCACCCTCTCCTACCCGGCCCAGGCGTGCCTGCTGGGCGCTGCGACGAGCCCCCTCAGCCATGATCTCGGCGACCAGCGCCTCGTAGCCGGGGTCGTCCATTCGCGTGCGCAGCAGGTTGGAGAGCTGCTCGTATGCCTTGCTGTGGCGTGCTGCCGAGGCACCCTCCATCATGGCTGAGGGCGTCATCCAGTCCGGGATCAGCGTCGCAGGCTGGTTCAGCTTGATGTTGCGCAGGTAGCCGGGCTCCTCCTGCTGAGGAAGGAGTGCGTTGCGCCGGGCCTGCTTTGAGGAGGTCTCGCTGTTGCCGACCATCTCGTAGTTGCTCTGGCGCACGTTGACCTCGGCCTCGAGATCCTTGATGAGGCGACCTGCCTTCTTCTCTCCGAACAACAGTTCCAGCTTCTCGCGCCCGGCGCGGCTGAGCAGCGCGTCGCGGGCGCGGGCGTCACCGCGCGTCGTCGCGTCCATGATCTCCTGAACCGCGTCGCGGGCACCCTGCACGCGAGCGGCTCGCTCGTTGTTGCTGAGCAGGCTCAGCTCCTCGGCGAGGTCGTCGACGCGGGTCTTGCGGAGCCAGGTCTTCTGACCCTCCTCGATCTGGTGCTTCATCTCCGCGTACTCAGCAAAGGTCTCGCGGGCCTTCTTCCAGATCTTGCCGCCGTCGGTCTTCTCGACCTCGTTCAACATCTCCTTCTTGAGCTTGGTGAGCTCGCGGCCCAGCTCCTTGTCACCACTGTCCAGTGCGGTGCTGATGCGCCGGTCCAGGCCGCGCTTGACATAGTCCCACGTCTCCGCCGTCGGGAACGCCTTCTGCGAGCCGGTGGTGAAGAAGTTCTCAGTCGTCGGCCGTCCGGCGATGCCAGCGAGCTCATCGGCCAGCTTGAACGCACCCGCCTTCTCCAGGCGCGGGATCAGGTCCTTTATCTCCTGCGTCGGGTGGATCTTCGTGGCGCGGAAGGCGTCGTAGAGCGGCTTGGATGCCGCGTCCTGCATCGTGTCGATCGTCTTCTCGAGCTGACGAATGTTGACGTGCGGCACCGTGTTCTTGTCGAGGCTCGCAGCCATGCGCGGAGCCGTGTCGACCAGCCGCTGGCGAAGTGCCTCACGGATCTCGCCCTTGTGCGGTCCAGGAATGTCAGCCAGCCCCCCGGCGATGTCGCGGGTTGCCCGGTTGGTGTCCATGAGCATGCCGCCTGCGGGCTCGTGCGCCTCGCGTGACGCAGCAATGCTGGCCGGGGTCTCGCCGTCCATCGCGCCGGTCAGCTTGTTGCGGGCCACGGAGTTGATGCCTGCCAGAGGACCCGTGCGGCGCGGCAGCATGTCTGCGACCTTGGAGAGACCCGCGCCGACAGCCTCTCCAATCACCGGAGCGACTGCACCGCCGAATGCCGCGAGTGGAACTGGTCCAAGCAGGCCCTGCTCACGCGGGTCGTTGCCACGGAGCAGCTGATTACCCGTCTCAATCGCCGCCATGCCAGGGGCAGCCTGCAGCACCTTTGTGCCCAGACTGGTGCCAGTCATGCCAAGCATGCGAGCACCTACTGCCGTCTGCCCCAGAGGACCGAACAGCATACTCGGACCAGCAACATCAGCAGCAACAGCCGCCACAGGATGTTCCTCGCCATACTTCTTGACGCGCTCGTCCTGTGACTTCTTGTTGGCCTCATAGCGCTCACCGAAGGTGGTACCCTCAAGCTCGGGACGGGGGTCCTTGCCCATGACCCGACGCAGCGGGTTGACCGTGGCCTGGAGACCTGCCCCCGCTGCTGCCGTCAGGTTGTTCATCAGCGGACCGACAATCGGCATGCTGTCGACCATGCGATCGGTGAACGTGGCCGGGGGCACGTCAGTCGGGATCACAACACGCGGGCGTCCTGTGCCCGGCGTCTCTGTCTTCGGCTTGCCCCGGCTGAACTCGTCGAACACGTCGTCTGGCGTCTTCGCTGCAGCTGCAGCAGGCTTTGCACTGCGACTGAACTCGTCGAAGATGCCGTCGTCGCTGCCGCGCTTGCCGCCGTAGAACGTATGCGCCCCCAGCTTCTGACCATCGCCAGTTGCCCACTTCGGCAGCTTGCCGGAGCGCCTCATCACGACGTCCTCGTTCAGGAAGTGCGTCGCGCCGCCCGTCGGGTCCTTGCCGGGGTTGGCGACCGCATCGTCCCACAGCTGCGCCGCACGGGCGTAGGCGGGGTCCTTGTCGTCCAGTGCGAGGAGCTCCTCGCGTCGCGTGCTCCAGGGCTCAAACTGCCCGCGCGCCAGGACGACGTCCGTCGGCCGGTTGCCACCATACTTCCCGCTGCGCGCACGGTTCGCGATGACGTGAGCAACTGCCGCCACGCCGTCGTCAGGCTCATTCGCAGCCTCTCCGACGATCGTTCGGATCGCGTAGTCACGATCGCTTGGGGTCCAGTCCTTACTCACGGTGCACGTCTCCCAGGAGGCCATGCTTCTTTGCGATGCGCATGCCCTCCTTCACCTTCTCACGCTCAGCGGGCGGTAGGTTGCGGACCTTCTCCTGCGCCTTCTCGTCGAGCATGTCGTAGACGAAGGCGCGCGGATCCTGCTTCGTGCCCCAGTCGATCATGAAGTCGTGGAAGCTGTTTGCCGGAACCTTGCGCGCGTCGACGAGCTCCTTGAACTCCTTGACGGCGGCAGCCTGCATGCGCTCGATGCCGAGTGCCATCTTGGTGAGAGAGGTTGCAGACAACTTGTCCATGTTGACGTTCGGGTTCGAGGTCACGGCAGTGGCCAGGCCCTCGTTGGTCTTCGGGCCGAGGGTCGCCGCAGCCTGAGACGTGTAGGCGTTGAAGTACTTCTTGAGCTCGTTGCGCTTCTCTATCTTCTCCGGATCGATGCCCGCGAGCGGGCCCGCGCCGAGGGTCAGCGCCATCGACTTGATGTCGTTCCAGCGCTCCGAGGTCGGGCCAATCTCGGTCTCCTTCATCTTCTCCAGGATCGGGATGGCCTTGCGCAGCGGGTTCACGCGCACGCTGTACTGACCAGTTGCGGCCGAGGCCGCGTTGTAGGCGTTGACCGCGCTGCCCATGCGCTCCGTCTCGCCGGGGGCGAGAGAGGTCTGGACGGGCTGTGGAGCCGGGCGCGGGGCAGGGGCCTGGCGGCCCCCCGGCGCAGCTTGAGGAGCCATTGGAGCGGGCCGCGCTGCCGCCGGGCCGCCGGGCATCGAGCCGGTGCCCTGCTCCAGCGGAGCGATGCCGGAGCCGCCCACAGTACGCGTCGCCCCCCGGTCCACGCCGCTGGTGACGACGGTAGGCTGCGTGGGAGGGACTGTGAATGGACGAGAGCTGCGCTCCTGGACCGGCAGGCCGGGGAGACCGGGGGTCTGGGTGGTGACCTCGCCGCCGCCGACGCTCCGGGTCTCTGGGGTGCCGAAGTAGGCTCCCATCTTCTCGGTCGCGGACATGACCTGCGCGAGGTGGTCGCGGATCCAGGCGTACTGCTCGCGCGGCGTTGAGGGCATCGTCTTCAGGCCCTCAACAACCTGCTGGGGTGTGAACAACCCCATCTTTGCACCATACGATGCGCGCTCCGTAATCTTCTTCGAGAGGTCGCTGCGGCCGAGCTCGGGGTCGGTGGCGATGTCGCTCAGGATGTTCCGCATGTGGTTCATCTGCTTGAACGCGAGGTCCACCTTGCCGCTGTCGACCTGGGTCTGCTGCTGCTGCACGCCCAGCAGCTTGTTCTGCATGCTGGAGACGTCGTTGACCGCCTTGTAGGGGTCTGACGGCGGTGCGACTGCCTTGTAGATGTCTGCGACGTCGTCTGCCATGACCTACTTCCCGTACATGCTGAACGCCTTGTTGATGTTGCCACCGTTGGCGAAGAGCCCGGCCCCGCTCTGGAGCATGTTGCCGATGTTGCCAAAGATCGATGCATCGGCTGCCGCGTCGGACTTGCCCTTCGTGATCAGGTTGTTGCTCTGGGTCGTGCCGGTGCCAGTGGCTGCACCCAGAGCTGCGTTGCCCGCCGAGGTGCCCACCGTCGCGAGGGTCTTGCCTGCGTCTGAGCCGAGCGCGGCAGTCTTTAGGAGCCGGTTGAAGGCGTTCTCCTTGTTGGTATTGGCGATGTTCCACCGATCCTTGTAGGTCGTGTTCGCCAGGTCAGTGGCGAACATCGCAGCAGCCTTGGCCTGTGCGCCGCTGAGCCCCTTGGAGGCTGCGCTGAGGTCGACGCCACGAATACCCTGCTTCTGGGTGAACTGGTAGCCGGGGGTCGCCTCAAGGTCGGCCTGGCTCATCGTTACCGGCGCGGTGAGGTCTGGCAGCTTGCTTACGAGGTCGCCATAGACACCCGCACCGGTATCCGCAATGTTCCGGATGGTGCCCGTGGAGCTGTCGAAGTACGACTTCTGGGTGTCGAGACCCTTCTCGAGCATCTTCTCAGCCTGAGCGTTGGCCGCCGCGACAGCCGCCGCCATGTCTTCCTTGCCCTTGTTGGCTCCGAAGATGTTGGCGACGCCGCTTCCGATCGTGCCCCCAATGACCGCTGTTACTGGATCAGGCATCGAAGCTCTCCGGATGCTCGCGATAGGTTCGGTAGATCTCTGGACCAATCTCTGCGGCCCAGTCCAGGCCCCCACAGAGAACGGCAACGGTGTGAAACAACTGGTAGAGGCTCGCGCGCAACATGTAGCACTTGGCACGATCGTCGCGGACCAGGATGTCCCCACTCTCCATGTCTGTTGCTGCGCGCCACTGGGACCAGACACTCACCATGACAGGATGCAGGAACTCAAAGTTGGCGCGGTAGAACGTGTTGGTTGGCAGCTCCAGCAGCAGCACACGGAAGGCGCGCTCAGCGGCCTCCGGGGTCACGACCTTGTCGGCGTCAACGAGGTCGTCCCAGGTGTGGGCGACCTCAACCATGAGCGCACACATGCGCATGGCGGAGACGTTGCCCTTGAACCAGCGGTCAAAGGCCGCTGTAAAGATCTTCATGTCCTGCTCCGTCATGCGCGCGCCCCCGGAATGAAGACAACGGAGGGCGCTGCGCCGGGGTAGGTAAGCGTAACCGTGTCCAGCGCAGCCATCGGGATGAAACCACCAACTGCTGGGCAGAAGATGGTGTCACTGCCCCGCGTAAGCTGGATCGACGTGATGAGGTTCGTGTTGATGATCATTAGGTGGCCAATCGTCTTCGCCTGGTAGCTCCAGGGAGAGGGACCAGGAGCCTGGGGCGAGAGCGGGCGCTCAGGAGTGAGCTGAGAGATGCGCACGAGGAAGCGTGACCACGCCTCGTTGAAGAGAACCTTGCCTGCCGTGTCGAGAGGCTGACCACGGTCCGGGATGCCGAATGATGGGGTGAGCTCACTCATGACTGCGACACCATTGGGTCAGGTGAGAGGAAGCCCCCATTCAGGGCTGTCGGGCACGGGATCGCCCACTCGATCTCGAAGATCCCGTCACGGGCCTCCCCGAAGTTGTTCCACTTCGCAATGGTCTTGTACTGGCCCGTTGCACCGAGACTGCGCTGCCGTCGGTTCCCGAAGGTGTAGCCGCGCGTATTGCTGAACCGGCAGCTGACCTGCGGGATGTTGTTCTGGTAGAACGGACCGAAGCCGTTGCTGAACCCACTGTCCCAGGGGCTCGTGACAACGCTCGGGTCAAAGATGAGCCCCTTGACCTGCCCCACGTCCATGTTAGCGATGAAGCCACCGTAGCTCACCCGGCTGCCGTTTGAGCCGAGGTGCGGGAAGCCGCGCACGCACTTGATCGGATCGGCAACGTCGGCGTAGTAGTTCGGGTCGAGCGCGTAGAGGTCACCGTTCTTCCAGTCGAGCATCACGTTTGTGTTGTAGCAGTAAGCCGAGAGGAAGCCCTTCATTCGGTGCTCGTTGCCGTTGACGTCGATGCTTACGTACTCGGCCCACTCGTCCGTGCTCAGGTCGAGGCTCCAGGTCTTGTCGGCCGACGGGAAGACAAAGTCCACGAAAGCGTGACCGAACTGCTGGTAGGTATAAGCGATGCAGTCGTCCCAGCGCGGGTAGTTCTGGATGTCTGCCTCGATCGCCGATGTGCTTACCCGTGTGACGCTGTAGTCTGACGCGCCGCGCGCGACCCACGGCTTGCCGTCCTTGTCCTGGGTGATCCAGTGCAGATACTTGTCGGTCTGGACCACAGAGTACTTGGCTGCGCAGCCGTGCTCGATGATCACGCCCGGCATCTGCTGGAACGGGAACAGTGCGTCGCCGCTGAAGTACCACACCTCGCCCTTCCGGGTGCCGAGCAGCCAGAGCTGGTCGTTGAGTGCCGCGCAGGTGTACAGCGGGTCAGCCGAGGAGGTCTTCGCGCCGAAGTCCAGCGGGTCAAAGGTCGTGGTATTGCTGCCACTGATGTAGAACTGACGGGTGCCCGGTCGGTTGATAGCGAACACCGTGCGCAGGTAGTCGACATGGTCTCCGCCGTAGAACGCCGGGTCACTGATGGCGAGGAAGGACTTCGACTGCATGTCGATCTGGTAGCCCGACGGGGTGCCGTCAACCATCAGGATGGTGACGCCGTTGTCTGCCATCGATACGATCGACTTGCCCGCCGCGATGTTGCCAACCGCCGTATAGTCGAAGTTCGGGTCGACGTAGTACACGATGTCCCCGACGACGCAGTAGAGCTGGCCGAGCGTGTCCTGATAGAGCCCCCGACCCACGCCGAAGCTCGGTGACTTCTTGAGCAGGCGCAGCCCTGCGCGCGGGTAGAGGGTGAACGGAGCAGGAGACTGTGAGCCGGGGGGGTTCTTCTCGAGATACAGGTTGACGCTGCGCTGCGCCGCAGCGATGAGGCTGCGGTTCTTGTAGGCTCCACCGAGAATGGGCAGCGGTCCGGGCATCAGTCCACCGTGTCCGAGTAGAAGTTGTAGCGACCGTTGCGGCGGATGCCGGCTGGCATCTGGAGCAGCGGGACCTGGACATTGCTGCCCCGGATCGTGTTGATGCCGTCCTGGGCCAGTGCGTTGAGCTCTGGATCGGACGGGTAGCGGTAGGCCATGCGCAGCCGCCGGGCTGCGTTGAACTTGATCGCCGCAGCGTACTCGTCGGGCAGGATGAGCTCGTTGCCTGGCGCTCTCACGTCGATCCGCTCGAGGATCGTGCGTGTCAGGATGTGGAGCTCGTACTGCGCGTCGGGCACGGGCCACGGGTAGATGTAGCCCAGCGGGTAGGCACTGTCGTAGAAGTAGGCGTTCGGGAACGACTTCATCTGCTTCAGCGTGATTCGCGAGTAGTCCTCGCGCGCCAGGATACGCTCGAGCATGTAGTCCGTGTACAGCGTGGGGTTGCCCCCCTGCAGCAGCCGGACGTATGCGGCCTCGATGCGGTCGGGCCGGGCGACGAAGTCAAAGAAGCCGCCTGGCCCGATGCTGTAGTTCAGGGCACCTGTGCACACCTTGCCCGTGTCGACTAGGTTGTACACGAGCCACCGGCGATGGCTCCACTGCGCGAGCATGTCGTTGATGATGCGCAGCGTCGCCTGGATGTCCTCTCCAGCGGGCTCATTTCCCTGCCCACTGATGCCCGCGTAGAGAAGAGCATCCTTCGCGATGTCGGTGCCCGTCGTCAAGAAGAGCTACTCCTTGCCGGGCTTGTTGCTCGTCTTCCCGCTGGGCGCGGACTTCTCCGGGTCGACCGGGCTCTGCTTCAGACGCTCCTCATCAGCGTTCAGCGCGATGATGTCGTTGCCCTCGCGGTTCTTCCCGATCACCTTCGGGTCGACCTGGCTCTGCTTCAGACGCTCCTCATCAGCGTTCAGCGCGATGATGTCGTTGCCCTCGCGGTTCTTCCCGATCACCTTCGGGTAGACCTTGCGCTTCTTGAGGTCCTTGACCTCGTCAGCATTCTGGGCGATGAGCTCCTTGCCTTCTGCGTCGAGACCGACGAAGGCGGGAAACTCACGGTACTGCCACTCGGGCCACTCGACGTTGCTCTCGGGAACTGGAAACTTCGGCATTTGTCTGCTCCTGCGTTGATGCCTCTGGTAGCTCGGTAGTCAAGAAGCGCCGGGCCTGAAAGAGGCTCGGCGCTTCCCAGAGCCTGTCGGCTCAGACCTTGTCGGCGACCGTGGTCATCCACTCAGGGCGGATGGCCAGCTGGCCGAACAGCACGTCGAGACGATCAACCGCCTGGTCAGTGCCGATCTGGTAGGCAGCCAGCTGGCGCATCGAGACGCCATCCATCTGGTGGCGGGCAGCCTCGATGACGCCATTCTTCGGTGGCATCCAGAGGTCAGCGGTGACCATGGTGATCGCCTCCGGAGCGTAGGCGAGCGACTTGCGGTAGATCTCCGACGGCTTGGAGGCCAGGGAGATCGGAGCCGTGTTGGCCGGGGAGGCGTCAACGGTCTGGTACTGCACGTCGGAGCCACCAATCGCCGCGACGATCGCCGGGTAGATCGGGATCGACACCGCGCCCGAGAGCACGTTGGCGGTCACGACGAACTGACGGAGGACGCCGGTCGACTGCTTGGTGACGCGGTTCACCGCATACACGCCAGAGATGGTGATGATGTCACCCTGGCGCAGCGTGCCCGTGATCGCGTTCGTTACCAGCGTGGTGCCGGTCTGGTCCGCGCCGTTCACGGTGCCGGCAGTGAAGGTGCCGGAGGTGTGCTTGATCACAGTCTGGTCGCGCATGAAGCTGAACCCGAGGGCCTGCTTCATCTCGCCGTACTCATACTGGCGGCTGATCTTGCCGACCGGGTTGAACTGACCCGCAAGGCTGTCAACCAGTCGCGCGTCGGTCCACGGGTCGTTGACGACCTTGCGGTCGCCCATGGTGCCCATCATCGGGGCAGAGTTGTCGTCCAGGATTGCACCGGCCTCCAGGAACTGCGTCTTGGTCGGCGAGATGATGTTGCCGCCGCCGTCGACGTTGGCCCGGTAGTTGCAGGCTGCCTCAGCGACCGAGAGCATGACGGTCTTGGCCACGTTGCCGGCCAGGACGTTGACCTTCGGCTTGAGCACGCGCTCGCCGAAGTCGTCGAGCTCGAGGGTACGCTGCTCGGTCGTGAAGCCAGTGTCGACGTGACGCTGGGTTGCGACGGTGAGCGTGGTGCTCTGCTCGTTGGTATCCTGGATGGAGGCTGCCGGACCATCAGTCACGATGTAGTCGTTCGGCAGGCGGATGCGCAGCGTGGTACCGATCTTCGCGCCGGACTTGGCGAACTGGTTGTCGTACTGCTTGTCGATGTTCTGGATAAATGCGTTGGAGTTCAGGAACAACCGGATCGCCTCACGGGTGATCATGTTGATCGTGAGAATGGAGTTTGCCATCGTATAGACCTCGGGGTCTGGCCCACAGGCGCACCACGCCGCTGGGCAGTTGGGGTATGGGTTGCGTCCCTGCTTCCCGAGCGCAGAGGGTTTGGCGGGCAAACGCAGCGTAGGCCTGCTGCGAGGGGCCGGTGGGCGCACCCGGTCGTAACCGCCCTAGTCCGCGCTCCTACAAGCCCGAGCACGTCTGGCCGCTCCAGAGGATGGAGCCTGAGATCGCCTATACCCCTTTCCGGGACCCTCGGCAAGGGCCCCGGAGAAGATTTCTTGTCAACCTGCCCGGCGAGCCGCCTCGCGGGCCGCGACCTGGGCATTCCGCTTCTTGAGCCACTCGGCGTCGCTGTCCTTGTCACTGGGCAGCGTGGAGGACGAGGCCGGGGCCGCCCGGCCCCGGATCGGGTCGACCGGCGGCGGGGCACTGGAGCGCCGGGGCGGGGTCGGCGCGGTGGGCAGGTCCATCCGAGCGATCTCGATCGCCCGCTTGATCGGGTTCATGGCCAGCAGGCGAGCCGCAAGGTCCGGGTCCTGGCCCAGGGCCAGGAGCACCCGGTGCGGGTTCTCCGTCTCCAGGGCAGGCAGCAGGAGGTCCGAGGGGATGGTCCCGTCATCGTCCAGAAGGCTCAGGGCCTCCTTCGCTGCGCCCCAGGCGGTGCCGAACGACTTGGAGCCCTTGGCCTCGACCTCGTTGCAGCGGTTGTTGAACGCGGTGACTGCCGCCCGGCGGCTGGCCTCCGCCGCCACGGCAGCGTTGAACTCCGCCTCGGAGCTGAAGTTCCGACGCTGAGGCGCGTCAGCCCCCGGTTCCGCATCAGCCGGGGGTTCTGCCGTCTGGCCTGCCCTGAGGCGGGCGATCTCGGCGTCGCGGTCGGCGAGCTGCTGCTTCAGGGTGCGCTTGTCACCGGCCAGCTGGCTGATGCGCCGCTGGAAGGTGCTCGCGCCGGGCGCAGCCGCTGCGCCTGCGTCGGGGTCTGCGCCGGGCGCGGCATCAGGGTCCGCGCCGGGGTCTGCGTCCGGGTCTACCTCACCGGCCTCATTGGCCGCGCGGATCTCCTCGTCAGTCGGTGCGCCGTCCTCGTCGTCGGTCGGGACGGTTGAGGACGCCATGGTCTCGTCGTTGTCGTCACCGGGCGCGTCGTCCGGTCCGCCACCCGCGAGGGCCGCGATGCGGGCCTCGTCAGCGGCAATGCGCTCTTCCTCAGTAGGCATCGTGCTCTCCTCTTCGATGCGGGCTTGTGCCGGCAGAACCGGTCAAGCGGTGGGTAGTTACTTGCAGATCTTGGTCAGGGCCTTGGCCTGCTCAGCAGCCAGCTTCTTGGCAGCGGCGACCCGGCTGCGGTCAGCCTGGATCTCTCCAGCCTGCTGCAGCGTCCGGAGGTCGCTCTCCGCGCGCCACTTCTTGTCCATCGCAGTGGACAACATCGGGGCCTCGGCGATCACGGGGTGCTTCTTGACGCTCTTCTTTGCCATGGTAGTGTCTCCTGTGGCGGTTATCCGGAAACGCCCGGAAGCTGTGGGGTCTGGTCAATGTGCCGAATGTCCTCTCGCTCGCGGGGGTCGAGGGTCGCCTGGATCACGTCCAGTGCGCGCGGGTTGTCTACCTGCCGGTTGTGATCCTCGATCAGCTCCTCGAGGATTGCCTGCTTGTGGTGCTCGGGCGTGTCCTCCCGAGCCAGCAGCGCCGCGAGGGCCCCACGAGCGAGGTCGACGAAGTGCTTCCAGCACTTTGCGACGAACTCGCGCTGGTCGGGCCACTGACGGCGGAAGCGCAGCGTGCGCTGGTGACCCTCGTAGAACTCTCCGGCGATCTCCTTCGCCATCATGCGCACCATCTGAGTGGTCATTCGGCCGGTTCTCCTCTTGCGTAGATGGCCTCGTCGCCCCCGCGCGGCACGCGAGCGACCTCCTTGATGACGAGCCTGCGCTCGGTGGCGGTCTCGTCCAGCCGGGCGACGGCAGCGCGCATCGCCATGTCTCCCTGCCTGACGACCCAGAGTATGCCGAACACGCCCTCACCGTCAGGCTTGCACCAGTGCGGGCGGACGGGCGACGGGACGGCGGCAGTGACGAGGTCCAGCGTGCTCATGGGCTCAGGAGCTCCACGCAGACGAACCCCTTGACGGCTCGGCTGGCGCGCTTGCGCGCGGCCTCGCACCGCTCTTCCGACGTGTAGACGCCGGGGTTCCAGATAGCGTTGGGCAGCTTCAGCGTCAGCACCCACTGCGAGGTCTGCGGCGTCTGGGCACGGGCGTGCAGCCCGGTGGCGAGCAGCACGACGGCTGCGGCGACGAGTATCCTCACTTGTCTTCCTCCTGGTGGGGCACAAACATCTTCCCGCCGCTGAACAGCGGGAAGCCCTTGCGCATCGCCGCGTCGCGCAGCGACTGCGGGATGTCGATGTAGAAGATTGGCTCGGAGGCTGCCTTCCTGGCCTCCTCGAGCGTGCTGTAGATCTTAGGGTCGCCAGTCACGGAGTAGCGGTCGTCAACCGTCTTGGTGATCGACTTCGTCTCGATGCCGCCCCTCTGCACCTTCACTCCGTGCTCGCGCCCGATCTTCTGGAGCGCCTTGGGCAGGATGTCGTCGTAGAAGCCGCGCATTCCCTCGCCGCCGACCTTGAGGTCGAGGCCAGAGAAGTTGCCACCCTTACCTTTTTCTTGCTCAACAAGTTTCTTCGCCATCTCCTTTCCAACCATGTCAGGAAGTTTATCGGCTGGGACACTTTTACCAAGTTCCATTGTAGAGCCACCCTTTGGCTGTGCTCGAAGGTCGAATGTTCCGTCAGAATTATGCATAAAGAACAGTTTATCGATTGTCTTGCTCAGGTCGTACCGCGCTGCCTGCGCGTCGCCCGGCGTCCAGCTCAGGCGCTCGTAGCCCTCCTCGGCGGCCCGGCGTAGCATGCGCTTGAGCGCGAGCTCGTGCCAGGACTTCTTGAAGGGGGCGTCGGGGAC